CTAACATATCATCAATATCAAAAGAGAATTCTCTGTTTACGAAAATTACATTTTCTTCAATTGATCCTTGCTTATCTAGTCTTTGGATAATGTTATCAAACTGAGAAAGAACTTGTGGGTTACCACCGCCCCAAACATTTCCTCTGTTTTGTACTACAAAGAATACACCGTCAGATCCGTTAAGGTTTGCTAAAGATGCTCCAGGAGCTGCTACTCCTTGTAAAAAGTCTCCAGCTCCAGATCCAGCTGCTGCTGGTACTGCTTCTAGCATAGCCGTTTCTAAATAGTCTTCAAATCTTAATCTTGTGTCATGCTCAGACTTTAAATACCAAAGGTATCCGCTTACACCGTCTTCACCTGTTACTTCAATCCATCCAATCTGAGCCATGTCAGAACCAGAAACAGAATATTTGTCTTTGATTATAATCGGCTTATTGTCAAAAATTAAGTCATCAGATTCGTTAGACCCTTGCATTCCAATAGTTCCTTTATTGAATTCTGATCCATATATAAATATATCACATAATGCACCTGCTATCATTGCTTGACCGCCTGTTTCATAGTAAGCGATTGTTATATCGCCAGGAGCAGCTGATGTTGGAGCTACTGTTACAATTCCTTTATTAGATAAAGAAGATCCTGGAGTGTTATCGCTAATCATTACCGTTTGTCCAACTCTTAAAGCTGCAAGGTTTTGACCATTTGCGTTTAATTGTGGGTTGAAGTTAGTAGGGCTGTTAGGTGCTACACCTGGAGCCGCTCCGACACCTGGAATAGTCCAAACACCTGTACGGGCTCCTGCTGCACCTGCTGATGCTACGTTTTGATATTTTACATGTAATCTCCCTTGTTCTGCCCATTTAATAAGGTCAGAATTGGAAGGCATTTCAGCACCAACCATTCTAAGGAATGATGCGATTGTTCTATTACCATATCTTTCAAATTCTTTTTCATAAGTATCTGGTAGATACTGATTCAAGAAATCAAAGTTAGTAATGTAGTTTGTACTTACAGGCACTTGTTGTGCACTTGGTTGTAAGTCAAAACCTGGGGTTAAATTTACTGCCATTGTTTTTTAATTTTTTTTAATGTTTAACTTTTTTTAATACTTCTAATTCTGAGTCCTCTTCCACTATCAGTATTTCCAACTGGCCTTATTTTCATTCCGTCTTTAGAAACGGTTTGCGGAGCCTGCCTCATGTCCATATTAATGTTTTTAGATTTTCTAGAAACATTATCTACAGCGTTTGAAACACCTTGTTCATAAAAATACTGAGCAAATTTATCAGGATTCATAGCAACGGACAGGGCTTTATGATACCCTTTTGCATTAGCCATTAAACCTTCTTCATCCGTGTACTTATTGATAAAATTACCAATATCCTTTTGAACATTTTTTAGTTCATCAGATGTACCTGGTTTGTAAGTAAAATTATTTTCACCAATATTAAATTCAAAACCTTTGAATTCATTGCTAAAAACCTCGTTGGTTTTATTTAAGAAATAATCATACTTTTTTTTAGTTTGCTCTTGCGTAGTTTTAGACTCATCAATATAACTTTTATAAGCATTTAAATCTTCTTGTTGATCAGCAGACAACCCATCCCTACTTGACTCAAGCGGAACTTTATATTTATCTTTTTGTTCATTCAAAAACTTTTTAGCTTTCGCAAGTTCTCGTTTTTTTGCTAACTTGATTTTCTTAATATCTTTCGGATCATCAATTTCTTCATCGAAATCAAACTTATCTTCAATAATATCTTGAATATCTATTTCGTCCAACCCTTCTTCAGTTGAAGCGTAATAGTTAGCTAGTACAGAATTTTCATCCATATCAGTATAATCCTTTTGTAATCTATAAAAGTCTTCTATACCTCTACCGGTTTCCTTTTTGTACTTTAAATACGCAGACACATCTTCAGGTAATGGTTCATTTGCCTCTTTTTCCGCAAAAAGTTCATCAACTGAATTTATATCTTTGTTATATCTATCTTTAATATAAGAAAGAACGTTTTCATCATTTAACTCTGATGATGGAGTTTTATTTTCAACAGGTTCAGAGTTCTCTTCCTGAACAGGTTCATTTGTGTTAACTTTTTCCGCAACTTCTTCTTGTTTTGGAGTGTCTTCAAACTTTTCTTCATGCTTTTTTAAAAGTTGCTCTTCAACTTCAGCACGGGATTTTTCTTCAACCAATCCAAGGTCTTTTACTTTTATTTCCATTTAATTAAATTTTATATAAAGTTAAACAATATTTCTGTGATTTTTTTAGCCTATCTAGGCTCAAATTCAGCAAGATCAAAACCATCTAAACTATCTTCGTTTGATTCAAAATTAATAGGAGGTAAATTATTTTTTCTTTGCTCTATTAACTTAGACTGTTCAGTAGACTGCAAGCTTACCCTACTGTCTTTTGCTTTTTCTCTATCCTTCTCTCTTTGGCTTAAATTAGATTGTTCTAAACCCTTTAATTGCATCTGATATTCAAACTCAGTCTGCATAAGTTGTTTTTTAAGTTCAGCCTCATTTTTAAGCTTCTCAATTTCAAAAGCCACATCAGCTTGTCTATATTGTATTTTAGACTGAGACTCCATTTGTATTTTCTGCATCTCACCTTGAGATTTTGCTTGCTGCGCTTGCATTTGCATCTGCGCTTGCATTTGCTGTTCTTGTTGTCTTTGCTGCTGTTCTAATTCTTGTTTCTTCTTACGTTTTAATTTAAGAAGTTGATTAGCCATTTTAAGATTATTAAGTTCTCTAATATCAATAGCATCTTCCAGGCTAATATCTTTTTGCGCAAGCGCCATTTGAATATTTTGCTCCAGCATAGCTTTTTGCTCTTCATCTGGAGCCATTTCTATAAAAATACCAAAGTCATATAAATAAAGATCTTTAATGTCTTCTAATATTTTTAAGTTATATTTTCCTATTTGCATAGCAAACTCATCCTTAAAATCAGCATACTCCAATATATCAGATGTTCTTATTGATAAACATTCTGCGATAGTTCGAGTTATATATAAACTTCCTTGAATAATATGTCTAGTTGCAGTATTAGAGTTTAATGCTGCAAGTTTTTGCACACCTACCAATGAATTAGGATCTGGTGTTGAACCATCTCTCGCTTCATTTAGCCCAGTAACTTGTCTAATCATGTCTAAATAATGATTGTAGTTAGCAATTAACATTTGCATTTTACTAGCACCACTATTAGAGGTTAATTGAGTTATTGGAACCCTAGCATTATTATACTCGCCATCTTGAGTGTAACTTCGCCCTACAACACTACCTGTTTGAAAATATAATCTTAAAGCGTCTTCAGGGTTATATGCGTTTCCAGTTCCTAAATCAACTTCGTTTAAACCATCTGCATCTATAAAGACACCGTCTGGTACAACTCTAGAAACAACTTGTTGAATTTTTAAATGAGTCATCTGAATTAAATCAGCAAAAGGTATCATCCTTCTTACTAAAGACTCTAAACCTCCTTTATACATTCTTGGAGCAGATGCTACATAATTAGGCATAGCAAATTGATTAGAAGACTTTGGCCTTACCATGTTTTCAGCAAGCTCCCATTTTAAAACAATATTAGTCCCCATAACCATAACACCTTCGTACCAAACATCAATCCTTTTAGTTATTTTTTCAAACTTTCCTTCCTCCATCATTTCCTGTGGCGGATTAAACTGATCGTCTTTCTCTACAGTCTTATAACTACCGTCTGCTAATTTTTTTCTTTTATACACAAATGAATGAGTTGTCTTATAGTTAAAATACATTAACGTAGCAGTGTCTCTATAAAACATGCTATTCTCATAAAACTGAGCATTGTTAAAATAATTATACCATGATTGACTATATTTAGCAATCTGATTTAAATCTTCATTTGTTAAGTCAGGATCAATTTTAATTAATTCCGTCATAGGAACTGTTTTAATTTCTCCCCAATAAAAACAATCTTTAAAATAAGGATCATCTGTATAACTGTAAACTACATTAGCAGGATCTACATAATCTAACTTAACTCCTGATCCTTGTAGAAATTCATGTTTTGTAATTCCTATCCCGATAGTTGTTAAATCATAATCTACCCTACTTCTAATATCATTATAATGATTTTCAGACATTAATGTATCTATGGCTGTTTCTTGAGCTATTTCAATAGCTGGTTTATACTTCATGTTCATAAACAGCTCCATCTCCTCATCACTTTCTGGAAGCTCGTCTTCATTAGTCTGAAAAACATTTATACCAAAATCTTGATCTATTTGTTGAAATAAAGGTCTAGCTAACACTTCCCCTTCAATCATATCTTGAAACTCATTTCTTTTCTCAGCAGACAATGCGTCCTCAGCATATGCTTTAACTTTAAAAAGTCTGTCTGACATTCCATTAACTACGATGTCGACAAACTTTGGTATTATTGGTACTGGTGTCCAGTCTAAATTAAGATAACTTAAATCACCATCTATTGCTAATTCGTTTTTGTATTTTGCTACGGATTGCTCTCCTCTAGCATACAAACGTAGTCGCATGAACTCATTCCATTGATTATAAAATCTACATGAGCCACTATCTCTTCTAAACCATTCGTATTGTATTGCTTGACCTATTTGTAATCCATACTCTACGGTATCTTTTGTAGCATCAGAAACGAATTGATCTGGAAATGCAGCAGCCTGTATATCTATTGTTACTTCTTTCATTTATTAAGTAATTGACTTACTGAGTTCTTGTTATTATATCTCGCAAAGTTAATGCTTATTTTTGATTGTTTTTGAGTGGGAGTGTATAGGTGTTTTTGATTTGCCATAATTGCAAGCCCTGAACTAATAGCCGCATCAAACCTTGTTCTGTTTGTAATATCAAATTTAGCCCAGTCTTCTAATGTTCTTTGAAAATACATACTTCCTATATCATCTTTTTCTCTATAATCACCTTCAAAATCTAACCCTACATATTTTTCAATATACGACTCAATAGCTGAGGCGTGAGATTGTTTAACATCTTCCGATGAATTTGGAATACCTCCTAGTTCTCTTTCAGTTTTAGACAATTTATTATAAGTTTTATCCGGTCTATTTAAACAAAACCCTCTGTATCCTCTATTCTTAAAATGATACAACAAACGAGGTTTATTATTTTCACACAATATTGGCATGCCATAAAAAATACACGCCATTAAAACTTCTTCAAAAAATATCTCAGCGGTTTGAGGTCTGGCAATATATTCTAAAAAGAATTCATTACTAGGCGCATCATCCATATTGAATTTTGTCTGTCCATGTAAAGCTCCGTTAGAACCTTTACCTACTACAACTCCTGAAATATCATAAGAGTCACAACCAAACGATCCAATATGTTCATTCCCTGGATACATCTTTCCACCCTTCGTAATAACATTATTTTGAAGAGAAGCTTTAGGGATGTAAGTTACAAAAAATCTTCCTCTTTTATTTGGGCTCCATATAACCTTAGAATCTTTAATGCCATCTTTCCAATGAAAACCTCCTTGAGTCATATAA